ATGTTGAACGTGTCGATCATGTCCAACTGGTCAGCGTAGCGGGTGAACTCGGCTTGCGCGGGGTTGAGTGCACTGATGACAGAGGCGTAATTGTCTGCGGCTTTTGCTGCCTTTTCTAGTTCGGTGGCAACAGAGACTACGCCAGTGGAAGAGGTCTCTGACTTTTTCCCTAGCGACTCAATTAACGCATTAACCTCTTCAATAGCCCCGGCAGAAGCGTCAGCCGATAGGTTTAGTTCGTCTATTTGTGTCTTCAGCGCCCTTGCCCGATTTATGTCTTCGCTGGTGGCGATTTGCATTGCGCCACCCTGCGGGGTGAGCTGGCCGCTGTTCCTTATAATGTCCTGTACAGTTTCGAGTTGTGCGCCCAGCTTTTCGGCCTCAGTGCGCGAGTCGATCATATCTTGAGAAAACTTGCTCTTTCTATTTTCAAGCTCTGAGCGCGTAAGCAGATCAAGGTTATCTGTGAGGTCGCCAATAGCTATTTTCAGGAGCTGCGCTCTCTCAATAGCCGGGTCCATTGAGTCATTGAGGCTGTATATTGCAGCCGCTGCTGTTCCTAGAGCAGTTGCCAGAAAAACATAAGGGTTAGCTCTTGCGGCGATATTGAACGCAATCTGTGCAGCGGTTGCAGCGCGTGTTGCTACGGCGATGGCTGTCAAAGTTGCAGCGGCTCCGGCCAGCCCCGCGAAAGACGCCTTTAGAATGTCAACGTTTTCTGTGAGGTCAGATACAGCCTCATCGACGCCACCGGCGTCCTCTGTAAAGTCTAAAAACTGGCGGCTTAGGGCGCTTACTAACGGAGACACTTCCGCCGCAATCTGTTCAGACAGTGCACTGAATACTGAACCGACACGATCAATCTGTTCGGCTGCATCCGTGATGTTTTGCGCATCAACTTCAGACAGTGCAATGCCAAGCGCATCAGCCTGCTTAGCCTGTTCGGCCATGGCTGCGCCGTTGTTTCTCAGAAGCGGTAGCAGTCTTGTAGAGTCGTTTGCAATAGCCTCCATGAAAAAGGTCATCTCACTTTGAGACAAGTTTGCTTTTTCTAGGGTGCTTACATATAGCTGAAGCGCGTCCGGTCCTGATAACCCCCTAAACTGCTCTGCGGTTACGCCGACTTGCGGGGCTATCTTCTCAAAGAAGTCAGCCATCTCACCGCCGCCGGTAGTGAGAAAGTCACCTACGCGGTCTGACATATCTTTTAGGATGTCGGAAAGCTGCCCGGTTTCAATGCCAACTGACTTGGCTCCGAAGGCCATCTTTTGAAATTCTGGAACAGTGGAATTGGCAACGCGGGCTAGGCCGACTACTTCCTTCGCCGCTTTAATCGACTTAACTGCCATTGCACCAAGCGCAACACTGGTAGCCGTAGCCGCCGCCGTGAAGATTACCAAAGACTTGCCAAGCTCAGTCACAGTGCTGCGAGTGCTGCCTGCCTGATTGCCAAACCGATCTAGATCTTGACGCCCGCGCCGGATGTCGCTTGTGTCAGCCCGGATTGCTAACGAATAAACATCAGCCACGATTAACACCTCCACCGGCTTGCTTAAATAGTCTCTGGAACTGTGAGCTTGAACGTTCCCGCATCTCTTCTAATGTCCTTACGTCATACGGAGGCTCTGCGTTAGAGTCTTTGCTTTTATGCAATTGTATCACATAACTTTCAGATAGCCTGTGCAGAGTCTCAGACTCCCATGGCGTTAAATCGGTGTCAGTGAGGCGGCACCACGCCGCTATCTCTTGGTAGTCGATGGGCGCAGGGCCTTGTCGTGCAAAGCCAATCCGGGAGAGCATTTCGATGAGGTAAGCGCCCTGATCGTGGTCAGGTAGTTTTAGGCGAGAATCTTTGGGGTCTAGCTGTCTTGATCTTTGCTCTTTTTCGCCCTCTGGCACAGCATGAAGCCATGCCAGGTGACGAACAGCCAGGTCTAGCTTTTCCCTGACTTTGTGAAAAAAAGGGTGCGTTTCTGGATTGCCACGCTGATTTGACTTACGAACCAGTCGAGGCTCTCGTCTTTCAGCATTGTAAGTGCTTCGTCACTGTCCGGCTGGATTGCCTTGCCATCTACCTCGACGTTCTGCCATGAGACTATACATGATTGCAGCAACTTAGCGCCACGCTCTGACGCCTGAGCTTCGTCGGTGCCGTCAAAGTCACGGGCAAGCTCTACAGCGGCGGCGCGGTAGGCTTTAGAATCACGGCCATACACCTCAACAACAATATCAGTCTTGCCGCCAAGTGGGTCTTGAATGGGCACGGTTGCCGTGTCTTTGCGGGTGAATGATCGAATATCCATTAAACCGCCTCAACTGGCAGGGGCTTGCTGGTCAGGTCAATGGTGCATGACCCGCCGAACATGGTATTAGCAGAGCCTGCGTTATACGTGAAGCTCGACACAATGCCGGTGAAGTACAGCATGTCACCATTACGATCTAGCAGCTTGAAGCTGTGAAGGTTGCCAGCTTCAGCGCCATCAAAGGCTGACTGCAATGCGATCTGACCAACATCCGCAGCATCACGGGCAATCTGTAGGCTCATCTGACCGTAATCAACAGAACCTGGGCGCTTGGCAACAATGCCGGTATCAACGGGCGTAAAGGTTACAACCTCACGAGTGCCACCAAATTCGCCAAGGTCGCCTACTTCTCCAACGGCGGCAAAAGTCAGTGCCTGATAACCGGCATCATCAAATGTCGCAGGAACGCCCGCAACAACAGAAAGTGTGGTACCCAATGTTGTAAATACGTTGCTCATAATGTAATCCTCTAAACTTCAGTTTTGATATAACCAATTCTAACACATTATCGCGGTAGGTCTGCTATTTGTTCGTCAATTGATCTGTCAAGCTCTCTCAAGCTGACCCGAACCATGCCCTCAGTCGCTTGTGTTGACCATCCATCGAATTCAAGCCGGTTTATATAGGCCAGGTTGTTGGTCAAATACCAAACATTCCCCGGCGCGTTCTGAGTCTCCCCCGCAATGCTGGTTATCGTTGGCGTCCCTGTTTTGTCGATTGCCGTTGTTGTGCCGCTTGCCGGGCTACTTATGGACGCCTGCCAATTGCCTCGCGCCTGCCCGCCTGTATAGCCCGGTGGTGGCGGGCCTTGCCATAGGCTAGGATTGCCGACAGGCGTGCGCAATACAACACGCCTCGATAAGTCTAGTAGCGTGCCCCTGACAACCTTATCCATTCGGTCGCCAGCAATGCGCTCTATATCCCTTAGCCTGCTAAAGTCGAAGTTAGCCAAACGCCCTCCAGTTCACGCTGACCGGCATTAACCACCAGCCGCCTGAAGCCAATCCTTGCGCTACGTTCACTTGCTCGACCACTACACTCTGCCCCTCGAATACAAGCATCGTCCCGCGCGCAAAGTGTGCCGTGATCGAATCGATGAGCTGATGCGACTCAAGTTTATAGTCGTCTAGTGGGGTATATATGCTCACCTGATACACGCCGGTGAAGTCAGTAGACCCGCCAGGCTCCATGCCGATAGTGGAAGATGTAGCAGGAAGATAAGATTCACGTAACCAAGTCTCGCCCTCGACCGGCGTATACTTGGCGTTCTCGAATGCGATGGGCGGCGCGCTAGGCAGGCTGTTGAGGCGAGTGGATAGTGCTGCGCTGATCTTTCTGTGGCTCATACTAAACCCTCAACTGGCAAATATAGACCACGTCTGCGCCTGACTTCGTGATCGGCTGCACATCCATGACCCGGAACGTCTTGCCCTGCACCTGGGCACGCCATCCTTGCGCCGGCTCTTCGTCCACTTTGTTTAGAATCAGCCGCGTGTCTGATCGCTTGATAACGGTGCCGTCAACTTCTGCGTTTTGGAAGCGGGACGGATAGCCGAATCCTGAGACCACGCTCTCAGTTGCAGAGGTAATTATCTCGCCCGTTGCCGGGTTTCTGACCTCATCGGTTTCATAGGTAAGCGACACGGCTTCCCCGAATTCGGCTAGCAGTTTGGTGCCTGTGTCAGCGATGCTCATGCGCGCGTCACCGCAAATGTGGTTGTACTTGAACCGCCGTTAACCAACAGCTTTCGCAAAGCCGCTGTAATGGTTTTAACGATGGTCTGCGCGGCTGCGTTGTCCATATACTCGACTTCAATAACGTCCACCTTCTCCCGCTTAGTAGCACGCTCCACATTAGCAAGCGGGCTATCCTCTGAATCAATAGCAAGTGCGGTAGCAATCTGTCCGGTTTTTAGTGCTGCAGGGATGGTGGTTGATCCAGCATAGAAGCCGTCAATATAGACACTATTGCGTGGCCACTGTAACGGCTGACCCTCTGACGACTTGGTGCCGATAAAGGACAGGCTCTCGATATAGTCCATGGCCTTGATTAGCAGCACGTCAGTTGCAGCGGTTAACGTGATGCCACGATCAGCCGCGTAGGTCGTTAGCTCTGCCTCTGAAGCGTAGCTGTTAGCACCCGGAACCACGGTGCCATCTTCAATAATAATGGTTGCCATGATCGCGCCTTATATATTACGTTTCTTTCGGTTCTTCTGAATCAGGTACGCTTGAAACTGAACGCTGTCGGCTTTCGCGTACTCCCTCTCGACTGGAGGTTTTGGCTGCTCTGCGCTTTGGTTCTGGTTGGCCATTTTTCTGATCCTCACGCTGGCTGCGCTTTACTTTCTGCATCGTCTCAAAGTCTACGGGCTGGCCCGCTTCTAAGCCGTCTTTGTTAATAGCCATAGTATGTTCCTCTTTGTCGCATTTTAGCACAAAAAAAGGCCAGCGGTTAGGCTGGCCTTTTTTCATTATTCCCTAACCTCTAATTGGTTACCAAGTATGCCATAGGCACGTTTTTCCGTGGCAGCACGCGATCCCACTGAGCAGCTTGTGCAAGATCTGCTTGGGTAAAGCTGACGCCAGCCGGAGTGCCGGTCTGTTGAAAACCGAACGGATGCAGCAACCACGTGTTGCGAACCCACAAAGTCTCAATGCCGCCGCCGTCGCCTTGCTCTTCGTTGCGGTCAATCGCAACCGGAGTGATAGGAGATCCGACGCCGTATCCGAACGCGCCGGGGCCAAACAGCACAGAGTTATACTTAAACCCGTCTGTGGTCCCTGCCGTAACAGTCAGGCCGTCATCTACAATGACCCGCTTGCCCATGTACGTTGGGATTG